TTATTTTGTCACTTTGAGATCGGGGTCAAGCTCCGTGAGGCGGTTGATGATCACTTGGCAGTAGCTTGGGCTGTACTCCATAGCGTAAGCGTTGCGCCCCATATCGTGGCACGCTACGAGGGTTGTCCCGCTCCCTGCAAATGGATCGAGTACGCTCTCGCCCCGTCGGGACGAATTGCGGATTAGCTCTCCAAAGAGCGGTATCGGCTTCATCGTTGGGTGGAGCTTGCTCTTGTTTGGCTTGCCGTATCTGAGTACGTCCGTCCCCTCGCTAAGTGCTGTGGTGAGTTCCTTGATGCAGGCTCGTAGCTCGGTCTGTGTCGCCTTGCCACTGAGTAAGCTCTTGGCACGCTCGAGGACTGTCGAGTGGTCTCGCTCTGCAATGAAATAGTGCGATGCTCCCTCTTTCCACCCGTAGAGGCACGGTTCGTGCTTTTGGTGGTAGTCCATAAAGCCCAGCACGTGGTTGTTCTTTACCCATACTAGTATCTGCTCATAGCCCAGCCCTGTCTGTTCGAGGGCTTGTATGTTGCTGTTGAGCTTGCTGTCGGATAGCCATACATAGAAGGATCCTCCCGCTTTGAGTGCGCCTGCCATATTGGTGAATGCTTTGGAAAGAAAGTCGAGGAAGTCGCTGTCGCTCATTTTGTCGTTGGCGATGTCTTTGTGCCGTGGTTGCTTTGACTTTGCTAGCTCAGCACTTTTGCGCCTTGCGCTCATATAGTCCACGTTGTATGGTGGGTCGGTGACGACGAGGTCGGCAGTGGCTCCTCCCATAAGCGTGGCGAAGTGGTCGCTCCTCGTGCTGTCGCCGCACATAAGGCGGTGCGTCAGCCCTCGCCCCTCTAATATGATGAGGTCGCCCAGCTGAATGTCGGTCTCGACCTCCTCGATCTCCTCGGGCATCTCGTAGTCGTCCTCACTGGCGATAGCGTCGTCGTCCTCCCCGTCGGTGAAGTCGGGCAGGTCAATGCCCCAATCGTCTAGCTGTGCGGTGTCCCACTCGAGCTGAAGGGCTTGCCAGTCCCACTCGCCCATAGAGCTGTTGTCGAGGATCGTGTAGGCTCGGAGCTTGTCGGCTGTGACGTGGCTGGGGATAACGACGCAGGGAGCGGAGGTCATACCCAGATCGACCATCGCACGGAGGCGCATATTGCCCCCGATGACGATGTACTTGTCCCCGTGCGGATAGACAAGGATGCCTCGTAGCTGGAGCATCTCGGGGTTGTCCAGTATGCTCTGCTTGAGCTTGGCTAGCTTGTCGGGCTGTATGTTGCGGGGGTTGGCTGGTAGTCCTGCTATCTGCCCCTTGTTCTCCTCGAGCTGTGCTATGGGTAGCTCGGTGTAGTGCGGTGCACTGTTGTCGCTCATAGTGTTGTATTATTGGTTGTTAGTTTGTACCTTTGTAGTGGAGTTCATCGCCTTTGGCGGTCTTCTTCACCCGAGACGATTGCGGTTTCAGTCCGAAGTCTCAAAAGCATACAGCCTCTACTTAATCAGTGGGGGCTGTTCTTTTATAATTCTCCCTTCAGGATTTTTCTATACCTCCCTGACATTAGGCTCTTTCTAGTTAGCTCGTAGACATTCCCGTTTTTATTGATGAGGATAATGGACCCTATTGTTCCCTTTCTTTTGCACTCTTCGACTGCATCTCTTATAGTGCCTAAATCGCCCTTCTCCATTTTCAAAACGACATAATTAGCCTGCTTAAATCCTCCCATTAACTGCTTTGCAAGAGTGTTGCTATTCGTTGTTGCACTGTATTTGAAGTCTGCTAAATGCCAGCTTCTCTTCCCAATCAAAAGCAGAGCGTCCGAACAACTCGTCTCGTCCATCTCGGGCAGGAAAGATACCGATATGCCACTCTCGTTGAGAGCTTTTGCCATACCTTGTGTTTCTCTCCAACACTTAGACTTCTTACCCTTGTGATTGGGGAAAATTGTGGTCTTGGCTGTCGCCTTGTCAGAGTTCCGCTTGACGGCTTTGTATAGCCCCTTGCGGTCTCCCCAATAGATGAGTACGGCTGTCTTGTAGATTGGTATCTGTATGACTATTTCGCTCATAGTGTTGTATTATTGGTTGTTAGTTTGTACCTTTGGTGTCAAAGTATTGAGTTATGAAAAATATCCCGTCAATAGTGCTTGAAAAGGCGAAGTTCTTGTTAGATAGAGGAGGCTTCGTCAAATACCTTGGTCGCTCGAAAGATGGTGATATCTTCTACGGAGCTATTGAAGGATGTGACACGGGCTTCCCTTCAGTGTTTATATTCAATGGTCGTTTCGTTAGAGAGATTAATGGTTTTGAGGCATTGGCTATTTCACGACCCTTTCTCAAAGATTGACAAGAATTTCTCTAAGAATTTCTTATCGTCCACCCTCAAAATCCCCCGACTGCCTCGTACAACGCTTCCGCCATCTTTACACAGCTCGGATATTGGGCGTTTAGCTCCTACAGCTTCATCGTAGCATTGAGGCTCTATGTAGAAGAGTCCCTCTTTTGTCCTCTTCAATATTGTCGCATGTCCGCCTCCTCCCTTCCAGCCTATGGTTAGTATGTATGTCCCCTCCTCCTTGCAAGTCTCTTCAAAGTATTCTGCCCATCGCTTCTCCGTCATCTGCTTGTATCCGTGACTTGAGAGCCAGTCTTTTTGGAATACTGGTGCGACCTTTGTCCCATCTAAGTTCTCCCATACCTCGAAGGAGCGACAATGAGATATCCACTCAGATAGAGAGCCTTTCGTGTTTCCTTTCGCTGTTACGTTGAATCCCCACTCTCTCAAGACGTATGCAGGACTGCACGTCTGACAGTTTATCGTAAACTCTTTCCCTTTTGCAAAATTTGGGTTTGCGCTCTGCTTGTCTGCCTCTTGTATGCTCATCATGCGGCCTTTCTTTCCCAACGACTTCTCCAGCTCTAGCCAATGAGATACCATCGCTTTCCTTTCTTCTTCGCTGAGGCTTGTCTTCATTTTCAATTCTCTAGTCCACGCTTCCTCCTTTATCTTATTTACTTGCTCTTTTGTGCGGGATTCGTGGCGTGCCTTGGCTCGCTCTAGGATGCTCGGCAGTGCGGGCTTCTCCGGAGCGTTGAATGTCGGGGTGAGGGTGCCGTTCTTGCCTACTTTGTAGTTGTCACGAACGAAGTAAGGGAGCGTGCCTGCTTTGCTGGAGCGTGCGATGCGGTTACTGTTGTCCTTGAGGTGGTCGGTGAAGTTCTTCGGAGGGGCGGTCACTTGTCCCGTGGCGGGTATGCGCTCGCCTCTGAGGAGTGCCTCTTGGCGGGCTTGGAAGCTGTCGATATCCTCCATAATCGGCACTGCGTGGCACCTGCAGTGGGGGTGCCAGCCTACGAACTCAAACTCCTTTGGGTACTTGCCCGCCAGCTCCATACATAGGGGGCAGATGTTTGGGTTCGTCCCCGAGACTTGCACTTCATAGCCGAGGACGAAGTCTAGCTGTCGCCACCGCTCGTTGTCCGCCTTGTGGTACGCCATATTGGTCTCTGTCACGGCTAGCCTGCGGGCGTTCTTGTAGCTACTGCGATAGACTCCCGCCCCTGGGTGAAACACCTTGGCACGCTTGGAGAGCTGGAGCTGTCCGTGTTCGTCTCGTACCCTGCGGAATAGCTTGTCGGGGTGCTTGAGGTACTGCTTGATGTCGGTCGCTAGGCGGTTGGCGGGTGTGCCGTCACGGAGGGCGATGTCCATAGCGGTCTCGACCTCCTTGTGGAAGGTGTCGGTGATGTTCCAAACCCTCTCGGATAGATTGAGACCTCCGACCTTGCGCTGTGCGAAGCCTGCGACCGCTTGGCTCCTCTGCTGTGCGACTGCTACTCCATAGCGTGAGGCAATGTCGGTCGCCTTGCTCGCTGAGAGGTTGTCCTCCCACTCTAGCCCCTTGGTGATGACGACCTCGACCGACTTGCGGAACTCCTCGAAGATGCCGTTGATGATCTGCTGTACCTCGGGGTAGTCGGAAAAACTGAAGGGCTGCTCTCCGAGGGGCTTGTCAAGGAAGATGCCGTAACTCGCCAGCCTCTTGAGCGTCTCGTCGAAGAGTTGGTCGATGCGCCTATCCATTGCGGCGAGGTGCTTGAGGTGCTGGCGGTCGTACTGCTTGGGGGTCATTGCCGGCTGTGTGCTATCGTAGTACTCTTATCAGCTTGTAAATGGCTATTGCTCCCGCTCCTACAAGAACGAAGGCTTCGATGGCTGCGAGCCACCTGCGCCACCACGGCTGCCGCTCGGGTACGGGCTGTGTGATGAGCTGGGGCGGTAGCTGAACGGTGTCTATCTTGGTGAGCGTGTCTGTGGCGGTCTTGTAGCGTGTGCGCCACTTGGTGACCTCCACGAGTACCGTGTCGCCACGCTCAGCGATGCGGACGGTGTCGGTGTAGTGGACGCTGTCCCGCTCGACCTTGACCCGCTCCGTCTCGATGTAGTGATTGACGGGGATGTAGCGGGGGGCGCAGCTGGCTAGTGTTGCCAGCAGTGCACCGCTTGCGATCTGTCGTGCTAATCGTCCCATACTCCTGCTCTTATGCATTCCCGCTTGATGATCCTTCTCGTAACGGATGTACGGCGCTGTGCTGCTCTCACACTGTCGTTGTGCGATAGCCACCGGCGGTTGTAGCTGTAGATGTGTACCGCCTCGGTGTAGCGTGCTTGGCGCTTCTCTTGCGTCTCTTCTGTGTGCCGGGTCATAGCATCGTAAGGGCTTGGGCAATGGCTTGACGCTCCTTGATGGTGGGTAGCTGTACGCACTCGACTAGGTGCATCGATACGATGAGCGCACGGAGGGTCTCCTTGTCCTTGCAAACGTCTAGGATACTATCCACTGAGATAGGCTTTCCCAGCTCCTTGGTCATCTGCTGGGCTACCCGTGTGACGTATGCTCGTGTATCGTTTTCGCTGGGCGGTGCCCAGCGTCCGATGATCTGGCTAAGACCGTAAAGTTTGTACTTGGTCTGATAAGTCCGTAGGAGCTTACCTGCCGCCCGATAGCCGTAGACTAGCGAGCTGAACTGACAAAAGGCGGCGTCTCGCTTGCCGTTGAGACCGTCCACCTCGCCCAGCCACTTGGACGGGGTCCTGCGGATGTTTAGGGGGTTGTTGTTGCGTAGTCCTCTTGGTGTTGCCATAGTGTTGTTATGTTATTGGTTGTTACTCTGCTGTCTCGTAAGCGTTGAGCGTGCTCTCCTGCTGTATCTCTCTGAGAGTGTCGCTGGCGTTGGCACTCCATCCGAGTTGCTCGATGCTCTCACGGTGCGAGATGAGGGGCTTGTTGCCGTTGGCGGCTAGTAGCTCCGTGATAGTGTCTCGTTGCTCCGTGATCTGATATGGGGTGATGACTACCTCCACGGGGAGTGCCTCGATAGCATCCTCTAGGTCGGGGCGAAGGGTGGCGAGGAATGCCTTGACAACGCTCACCTCTCGGTCGTAGAACTCTAAGAGTCGCCCGCTCTCCTCGGTGACCTTTAGCTGTGCATCGATGAATAGTTGCTTGCGGCTCTCGCCACTCATCGGTGTGGACTTCATGCTCTCGTAGCTCCAGTCTGGGAGCTGGAGCTGGGTGAAGAATGATTGACGAAGCTCTGAGATGTAGAACTTGAGCGAGTCGATCGCTTGGCTCCACGTGAGGTAGCCTGCGGTGCTACCCTTGGGATACTGCACGACCGCCCTGTACTCCTTGTTCTCGCTCTTTTCATCTCCGAAGTAGACCTCCTCGTCGGCAAAGACTGCAAATATCGGCTTTGAATTCTTGCGGAGATAGTTGCCGTTGCGGGAGAGCGCCCACTCCATCTCGTAGACTAGTCGGCTCGTGTCCTCCCATATCGGTGTGGGGCGCATACAGTAGACGGCCGGTATCTTGCCGAGATCGATCTGCTCCTCCTTGTCTACCTGCCAGCCACCCTTACCCTCACGGTAGGCGATGTGACGGTCTCGTGTGTAGGCGTCTAGATAACGGACGTCCTCCCCGCCCTCTGTGCGTGTTGTCTCGATGCTGAGGGCAATGAGGTCGCCCTCGCCGAATAGCGGGTAAAGCCGTGCGCCCTCTCGTGGGCTGTAAGTCTGGCATCGAATCTTGAGGGGGCTGTCAAAGCCGTAGAGCTTGTTGGGCTCCTCGGTCGTGTACCATAGGGTGAGGATCTCGCAACCGCTGAAGAGTGCGTTGCACCGCTCGATATTGATCGAGTCGATGCGGTTGCGGGTGAAGATAGCTTCTAGGCACTCGCTCGCCTCACGCTGGCGGTCGTCCGCAGGGCTGTAGATGCGCTTGACGGGAATCCCGCATACCAGCTCGGACATGCGCTTAGTCGCTAGCTGTTGGTAGTTGAGCGTGATTCGTGTGACCTCCTCGATGTGCCCGTCGGGCGTGACCGTGTCGGGGTATTTGCCCTTGTTGGTCACGGGGTGCTGTGCGGGGTCGTATTCCTTGACGAGGTCGCTCCACGCTGGCGGGGTGAAGGCTTTGCTCTTGAGTCTCCGCACCGCCTCAGCGGGTGCGAGGCTTAGTATTTCTTCGATGTCTGGCATTGAGTTTCTGGGTTGGATAGATTGATGACTTTGGTGCGGAGCGTGCCTAGTGGCTCCCACGTGGTGGCGTAGAGGGTGTAAGTGTCGTAAGCGTGGATAACTGTGGCGTGTGACCTATTGAGGGCTTTGCCGACTGCTACGTAGCTGGCGCCCAGCTCCACGGCGATGTAGGCGAAGAGCGCACGATAGGCGATAAACTCGACCTTGCGGGAGCGTGTCGTGTAGTAACTCCTTGGCTTGCCCGTGGCTCGCCGGATGATGCTCGTGGCTCGCTCGATAGCCTGCTGACTGGTGGTTTGTTGCCGCTCGCTGTACTTAGCGAGCCATGGGGGCTGACTCATACTATTTGGGCTAGTTTTTTGATGTTGACGGACTTCTTCTCGCCGCCCATCCACTCCGTCATACAGACGTAGCGTGTGGCGTCGATGGCGTGGTTGTACGCATCTATCGGGGTGTTGAGGAGCTTGCCCTCCTTGTCCTGCGAGTAGACGTAATTGCGTAGCTCCTTGAGGACGTTAGTACTGTGGGCGGTGACTCGTAGCGGGTGCTGGAGCATCCACGCTACGCCCGCCTCGATACTGCCTGCGTACTTGCGGACGGGATGAATGTTGACGCCTGCTCTGTATATCTCCTCGATAAGTCGGGGGTCGGCACTCTCGCTGACAACCTTGGTGTGGGGGCGCTGCTTGAGTACCTTGATGATATCCTGCTGGAGCATCTGTGTGCGATAGCAGACCTCGTTGATGTAGAGTGCCTCTCTGTCGTAGGCGACCTCCACGATGGCGGTCGGGTCGTTGGTGAAGCCGAAGTCGATGCCGAGGACTGTGCGCTTGATGTGGGGCGGGAAACTCTCTATCGTGCTGACGTTAGTGAAGACTAAACCCTCTATCTGTGCCATCTTGCCCTCGCCGAAGATCTGCCAAAGGCTGAAATTCTTGGTCTGTAGGCTCTCGATCTCGTCTATGACGGTCTGCTCGAGGAAGGGGTTGTCCTTGTAGGTGCTGACAAAGTGGTAGGTGCGGGGGTCTCTGTTGAGGTCGCTGGCTATCCAGTGCTCCTCGCTGAAGGAGGGGTTGTAGTCCACGATGGTGAGCCGTGTCGTACGCATCTTGAGCTGTTGGAATTGGATAGCGGTGAGCTCGTTGGCCTCGTTGACGAAGAGGATATCCCGCTTACGGCCACGGAGCCGTTGCTCGTCCGATGCGGAGAAGAACTCGATCGTGCTACGGGTGCGGAACCAATAGACGAGGTCAGTCTTGTTGAAGTGCCTTTCGTTGTACACTCCGAGCTGTCGCATGATAGCCTCGAAATCCTCCAACACCGACCCCTTGAGGGCCGGAAGGGTGGCACGTACCACGCTTATCTTGATGCTTGGTACTCGTAGTGCGTAGAGGATGAGCCATATCATTACGTTGTAGGTCTTACCCGAGCGTGCCGACCCTTGGAGGGAGATAGCGGTGTATCCCTCTCGCACCGCAGTGTCTAGGCGGGTATATATCTCGGTGGTCTGTATGGTCTGCACGGTGGTGTGGTCTTACTTGTCGCTCTCGGCTGGTTGCTTCTTCTCCTTGCTCTGCTCCGGTGGAGTCGTGACGACCTCCACTCGGACGCCTGCGAAGTTGTCGTCCATGGGGCTATTGCCCCACTTCTCGGGGGCGAGGTTGAGTAGCTCCATCTTGGCTGCCTGCACGTTCGGCGGAAAGTGCTTGACGGTCTTGACCTGCTTGGTGATGATGGGTTGCCCGTTGGCTCCGACGCCGTACTCAGTGCGTACCTCGGTAAACTCGTACCCGCAGGCTGCCTTGTGGACGCTCACCTCCGTCTCGGACTGCTTGGAGAGTCGGTGCGTCTCCTCCGCCTCCTTGATCATCTCTGCAAACTCGGGGTGCTTATTTCTCCACTCGTGGAAGGTACTCTCAGTGATCCCTGCCCGTGTGTATGCCTGCTTGTACGTCTCGCCTGCCGTGATGCTCGCCCTTATTATCTCGATGATCTCCTTCTTGTACTTCATCGCCCGCTGCTCTATTTGTATACTTTTGTCGTTTTGCTATCTACGTTTGCGCTAACTATCTGTATATCACAAAGATACACAATTAAGACGAAGTAACAAAGCGTAAAAAAAAGAGGGGTGCCGTAGTGGTGGCACTCCTCTGGTTGCGGAATCAGAAGGGCGGTAGAGTGCGGGGGCTGGTGGTGGCTCCAGGCAGTGGTCGGGAGCGGACGGGCTGGGGCTTACTCTTTCTCTTTCTCGGGCTGTCCACCTTGAGCTCGTCCATGAGGGCATCTTGAATTGTGGACTTGCGGGCGAGGACGCTCAGCACTCGCTGGTCGATCGTACCGTCGGCTATGAGGTGGTAGATGGTCACTCGCTCCGTCTGCCCTTGGCGGGCGAGACGGGCGTTGAACTGCTCGTATAACTCTAGGCTCCAGGTGGGGGTGTACCAGATGATCGTGTGACCTCCTCGCTGGAGGTTGAGTCCGTGCCCGATGCTGGCGGGGTGACCGAGGAGGATAGGTACCTCGCCCCGATTCCACGCATCGAAGACTCCCGCCTCGTCTATCGTCTTAGCTTGCGGAAACTCCGCTCTCAGTCGTGCCAGCTCGTGCTGGTAGTGGTAGGCGATGATGACGGGCGTGTGGATCTCCTCGAGCATCTCCTTGAGTCGCTCCAGCTTGGCGGGTGTCGTGGGGGTGGCTGCACCCTCCTCCGTGTATATGGCACCGCCTGTCCATTGCTGAAGCTTCCCGCAGAGGACGCCTGCATTGCTGGCGGTGATAACTCCGCCTGCCGTTGAGAGGACGTTGTTCCACTTGAAGTCTTGGTACTCCTTGCGCTCCTTGTCCGTTAGACCGACCGACACGTTGACGTAGTGGACGGGCGGAAGCGAGAGATAGTCCTCAGCTCTCATGCTCATACAGACATCCCCGATGCGCTTGTAGATAACGGCCGATGCCCACGGCTTGAGGAGCCACTCGTAGACGATATGCCCCCGCCCTCTGCCTGGCGTGAAGAACGTCTGTCGGTACGTGGTTATGTGCTCCCCGAGGCGCTCGCCCCCATCAAGGATGTAGAGCTGGCTCCAGATGTCCATGAGCGAGTTAGGAGATGGGGTACCCGTCAGTCCGATGATGCGGTTGAACCTCGTGCGGAGGTGCTTCATAGCCTTGAAGCGCTGCGTGCCGCACGCCTTGAAGCTACTCAGCTCGTCGATCACGAGCGTATCGAAGGGGAAGGACTGAAGCGGTACCGACAGCACCTTATCCAGCCACGCCACGTTGTCCCGGTTGATAATGTGGATATCTGCCGGTGTGCTGAGTGCCTTGAGCCGTTGTGCCGGGGAGCCGAGGATTTTGACGGCTGTCAGTCCCCTGAGGTGCTGCCATCTCTCGATCTCGTCCGTCCACGTACGCTCGGCTACTCGTTTGGGGGCTATCACCAGCACAGAGGAGACGGCGCCCGCCTCCTTAAGCTCTGCGATAGCTGTTAGTGTGCTGACGGTCTTGCCGAGTCCCATCTCCAAGAATAGCGCACAGCTCTTGTGGCTCTTGATCCACTCTACCGCCCGCTCCTGGTACTCGTGTAATTGGTTACGCTGTAGCATCGCTCACTGCCTGTTCTAAGGTTATCATATCGTCCACTACGTAGACCGCAAAGCCCCGTTCTTGTAGCTCTTGGTGTCGTATCTCTTGTAGCTTGGTCGGCTTGCGCCCTGTTGTCTTCAGCTCGACCCACAGCGTCCTGCCGTGGGGCATCAGACACAGGCGGTCGGGGTAGCCTGCCTCGGTGACCGACGCGAACTTCAGGCAAAGCCCCCCGTGCTCTTTTATCCGCTCGACCAGTTTTCGCTCTAGGTACTTCTCGCTGTATACTCTCGTATTGCCCATTCTTTTGCGTTTCTAGCTTGTTTCGTTATCGTCTTGTGTAGTTGTGCCACTCGGAGGTTGTTTTGCGCTCCTTGGTACCTTTCTGTTCGTTATCGTCTCGCACGTATATTGGCTCGCTCCGTTTTCTCCGTTCCTCCGATTGTGGATTGGTGGATTACTCCCTCGCGCGTATATACACACCCCCCGTCTGTACATACCCTAAAACTAGTTTTCTGTATGTAAAACCACCTTTTCCTCAAACATTGCAAATTTATAAGCCATATAAGCCACTTTTTCACAACTGTCTAATAATTAGTTTTTTACGGGTGGATTATAAAGTGGTTTATGAGAAAAATTCCATAAGCCAGTAAGCCATTTTTGCTGGCTTATGGCGTATAAAAATAAACTTATACGCCACTTATACGCCACTTTATACGCCACCCTTTTCACCATGTGTTCTCCGGAATACAATCTGCCGTCCGTATCCCCCTGTAAGAGACACTCTTTCCCTTGACCCTTCCCATCCGTCCAGCTTACGGAGGAGACTGTTCGCCTTGCGAGTCTGTAAATTAGCCCTGCCGCTGTCTTCACGGAAGAACTCATTGAGTACCTCTACGGCTGAGATCTCGATGCGCTGCACGTCTCCCTCGATGCGCTGCATGTCGCCATATTCGGTGCGGCGGAAGTAGGGGACGCCTGCTCTAACCGCATCGAAGTACTCCCGTCTTTCCATCTTCTGGAAAGTATCCCAGTCGGCTGGTAATGGTGTATCGAGGAATGCCTGCAGCTCGCCGAGTAGGTCGTTATCCATGTCGTAGTCTCGTTGTCGCTTGGCGAGCTCCTCGCTCTCCTCCTTACTGAGGTATAGTTGCTCCTTGCCCGAGTCATAGATGATCTTAGCCTCTGCCCATACCTGCGCCACCTCTCGGGGGGTTAGCTCGCTGAGTGGTGCTTGTGGCTCTCCGCATTGGAGAATCCAGAACCTGCGGTTGCCACTGCTGTCTCGGAGGAAGTCCCCATCGTTGGTTGTAGCGAAGAAGACGCAGGTGCGGGGCACCTTGATCTGCTCCCGTCCGTAGGCTGGTCGGTATGTGTCGCTTTGCTTGGAGACGAAGCTCTTGATGACGTTCATATCCTGCTTATAGAAGCCCTCGAGCTCGGGTATCTCGATGATCCAGGCTCCTCGGACGCCCTCCTGCATCTTGTTGGAGCGTGCGTCCATCGTGAAGCTATCCATAAAGAGGTCACCCCCGCCTGCTAGCTTGCGCAAGATTGACGACTTGCCGATGCCTTGGGAGCCTACAAGGACGGTTATCTGGTCGTACTTGACGCCTGGTTTGTAAGCCCGTGCCACGCAGGCGACAAGGCTCTTGCGGGTGATCATGCGGCTGTAGTCGCTGTCCTCCGCCCCTAGGTACTTGATGAAGAGATTGTCCACTCGTGGCGTACCGTCCCACTGCGCCCGCTCGATGAACTCCTGCACCACGTTACGGCGGAAGTCATTGCCCTGCGTGACAGCGTCGAGCATCATCGTTAGGAAGTCCTTGCTCCGTAGCTTGTAGGTGCGGTCTATGTAGAGAGCCAGGCAGGCGGTGTCAGCGTCTGTCCATGAGGAGCCGTCCGTACGCTCCCACGGGAGGTCGCCAACGACCCGCTTCTCCCCTCTGAACTCGTCATATACGACCCGCCCCTTGATGGCGTTGGGGTCGTGCTTGAGTATCAGAGCGTAGTTGGTCAGCGTGTTGGCGATGTTACCCTTGGCATCTGTCGCTAGCTCGCTAAGCCAGCTGTCGGGGTCGTCCTCGTTGTCCTCCGGGGTGGTCGTCTCCGCAAAGGAAAACCCCACCTCGCCAAGGTCTGCCGTGTTGCGTGCTTTGGTGTGTGCGAGGTAGTCCTGCTTGACCTCGGGGATCGTTAGTGCGTACTCTGCCATAGCTGTGTAACTGGGTAGCCTGTCTATCCGTGTGGTGGCTGCTGCTTGTGCGTCTAGGTGTGCGTAGTGCGTCAGTCTGTACAGATCCCAAGCGTTGAGCAGTTGCCCGCCTATGGGGTCGCTCTCGTGGTAGGAGTAGCAGAATGTGCCGTTGTCGTAGATACATAGCCCGCCCCACGAGGAGGAGCCTATGTGGGTGTATCGATTGAAGCCCGCCGGCTTGTAGAGGTTAGGGATCATCTGCTCGAGGACATCGATGCAGTCGTAGGTGCGACACCATGAGCCGACGATGTTGTCCTTAATGCGTGGGTCCTCCATTCGTGCCGAGGTATCTCGTGGCGTGGTGCGCGGTCTGCCCCCTCGGGGGGTGCCCTCTCGTGGCGTGCCTGCCCACTCGGCTGTGTTGGTGTAGTCCCTGTAGGTCGCCAGCACAGCGTCCACGTCCACGGGCTCCCCGTCCTGCTGGTAGTAGAAGGTCTCAGCGTCCCGAGGAGCAGCTGCCCAGTACATCAGTCGTGGCGGCTCGCAGGAGGTCATGTCTACTATGTCCACGCCTAGCCCCTCCGCCATGCGATGCGCCACCGCTTGGTACTCTATGTCGTTGCACGGACGGGATAGGGGCGCCACCACCCGATAGCGAGGAGCCTCGGGTGTGTGGCTGTGTGTGGAGTAGACGATGAGGGCGTAGCGGGGTGCTATCTTGGTCGGTAGCTTGGTAGCGTGATCTACGTCTATCGTCAGGAGCGTGCGACACTTAATGTTGTCTGCTGTACGTCTGCCGTCCGCCTTGAGCTCCCCGCCAACGAAGCCTCCCACATCCTTGATGCGCCCCTGCTCTTCCTTAGAGAGCTGTTGGTACTCTCTAAGAGTGCAGGCTGTGCGTCGGTGCTGGAGTAGCTCCTTGAGCTTGCCCCACGTGACCGTTGTGTTGTGCCACTCGGTGTCTCGCCTTGACCGCCCTACTGCTATAGTATATGTAGAGTCGGGTGTAACCATGGCTAGAAGGGGAGGTCGTCGTTACTACTGAATTGTGCGTCGGAATCGAAGCCCGTCTGCAGAGGTTGCTGTGCCGGTGCCGTGACTGTTACCGTGGCTCCGAGGTGTCCGAACATTGCATCGGCTGGCATCGTCTCCCGAGACTCACGGGCTGATCCCGTTTTGCAGAATCCGAGGAGCCGTGCTGAGATGCCCTTACGGCCCTCGAAGTCGTAGGCGCTGAAGTAGACGACCACCTGCCCCTTGTCCCAGTTGGTCACCTCCTTGTCGCCTGCTGGCTCTACTCCCTTGTCGGTGAGCTTGTAGACGTTGGGCTTCTCGCTATTCTTGGCGGTGAAGTACCACTTTCCCTGGAACGCTTCTATTGGGGCGCCATTATTGTCTGTACGCTCGTCCCCGTCCCTGAGGAGCGGAGCGAATGGCTCGGTGGGGTCTGTGTCCGTGAGCTTTCCCTTGGCTACTTCGATAGCCTCTCCGATAGCCTTGAGTGTCGCCTTGTCCTCTTTGTCGATGAGGATGGTACACTTGTACTGAGGCTTCTGTCCTTCGAAGCGTGGCTCTTGTGGTGTGTCTAGATCTACGTAGGTAATAGGGCACTCGCCCGTCCATGCTACTGCGTTGTTGCTCTTCGGCTGGATTGTCTGGATTGTCATAATTGTATCGATTAAGAATTAGATGAGTGTTGTCTTGATATAGCCTGCCCGTGTTGTCTCCGTGCTGTACTCCTTGAAAAGGTCGCTGTGGTCAGCCTTGAAGCGCTTAGAGTCAAAGCGTGTGGAGGTGCTGTCCGCTACGAGGGTGATCTTGATGTGTGGGTTGTCCACGCTCTTAACTCCGTCCTCGATCATCCTGGCTTGTATCGGCTCGAGTGCTTGGGTACGCTTGGTCTCTAGCTCGCTGAGCGAGTCCTTGAGGATGGCTATCTGTTCCTCGATAGCTACGAGGCGGTCTATGTCGTCCCCTTCGGCTGTTGTGAGCGTCTCGCCCGCCTGCCATGCTTGGATGACCTGCTCGACCTGCTCGGGGGTTTTTCGTGGCACCTCTACGAGCTTGCTCTCGGTGCCTCGTAGCCAGATGGCATAGAGCTTGCCTGCCTTGAGCGTGGGATTCTGCGCCTCGAACATCTCAGCGTAGAAGGATAGCTGCCACGATACGTACTCCGTGTCTAGTCGGTAGGTAGTCTTGATGTCGTAGAGGTTGCCCTCACTGTCTACGCAGTCTATCTGGCTCGCCACGCCCCAGTCGTCACGGCTGACGAGGTACTCGTTGGCGATCATCGTGATACCGTTGCTCGCCTTGAGTAGTTCGTAGTTGGAGACCTCAGCGTCATACTGCTCGTCGCCCTCCCGTCTGTCGGTGGGTATTGTGTCGGAGGCTTGGCACAGCTCGTGGATGCGTGTCCCTCGTGCGGCTGCTCTCGCCAGCACGTCATCGCCTACATCCTTATACTTGTTCGGGAATAGTACTTCGCTGAGTATAGACGTGACCCCGCTGTAGACTGTTGAGGCGAAGTCTTCGCCGATGAGTAGATACTCGTGTGCCTCGGGGTCAAAGATGATCGGTGAGGTAGTTAATTCGGTTGCTTTCATTTCTTTTTGTTTGTCTGTCGTTAATTAGTCCTGGGATTATTTTTCGCTCGCTGGCTGCGGGGTTCCTAGATTGCTCTTGAGCTGAGCGCAGTAGTTCTTGACCTCTGCGCTGTCTCGTAGTGTCTGCGGGAGCCGTCCGAAGGTCACGACTAGCTCCTGCACCGTTTGAGCCTTTGCTAGTGCCATGCGGATCTCGTCGGTGAAGACTGGCTGTGCCGTTGCGTTGTCGGCTTTAGTCTCGTCCTGCCCCTTGTTGGTAGCGTCTGCGTCCTTGGTGTCGTCGATGGCGAAGAGTCCGTTGAGGGCGTACTTACGGGCGTATGAGCTGGTCGCTCCCGTGATCTGCGAAGCGTCCATACCCGTGCGCTTGAGCTCCTCACGGGCGAGGGCTGAGTTGCTAATGTAGTTCCCCTCGCTGTCGTAGATTGTTGCGGTGGCTCGCACGTAGTATCGCTCGCCTATCTGGACAATGTCGTCCGTGATGAGGATGACTAGTTCCCGCTCCTTGAGTAGGGGCTTGACAGCCTCGAGTATGTCCTCGCAACTGCGGTAGTTGTACTTGCCGAAGTCGTTGCGTTGTCCCTTGGGGGCTTTGAGCTCGCTCTGTATCTGTGCTAAGTGCAGTAGTAGTGCGCTGTGCGCTCCTTGCTTGATATTAATTTTGTCCATTGTCTTATTTTTTTTGATATTGTCTGTGATGTGTGTACGTTTTTGCTGTTTTTGGGCTTATATTACTAGTCGCCCGGCTCGTCCTCAACCCTTGGTAGTATACCTCGCTCGTGTAGCCTCTTGTCTGCTCGATAGGCTAAGTAGAGCATACCGCCCCCTGCGCTGCGTAGGAGCAAGCTCCAGTACCACGTTATCATCGGGTTGTCTGCGTCTAGGTCGTGTACAAGGAGGGCAAATCCCACGACTGCCAGTAAGCGCATCCCCAGTACTCGGAGCCGTGCTTCAGTCGTTGTCGGTCCCTGCTTCGTCATGGTCATTCGCTTCATTTTCCTTGCGCATAAACAAGGCTCTAGTACACACGCTACGCAGCTCTTCATCTGTGCTCGTGAACTCCGCTAGAGACTCTATTAGATTGCCCCTCTTTCCATGGTAAGCTTTGGTTACGCCCTCCTCATCGGCTACGATTAGTAGCACACTGCGATTATCTTCGTCTTTCTTAGCCCATCTTAAGAGGGCTTCAGCCCACTCGTGCCGCTTGTTATTCTTCTTTGTCATTGCCTTGGTCTATTTGTGATGTGTTTGTAGGCGCTCACTAGTGTATTCCTGCCGTTGTAGTATTTCAGTATGTCTTCGAGGACGATAACCGAATTGTCGTGCATTGCGATCAGTCTTGTGCAAGCATCTCTGAGTGCGTTATGTGCTTCACCAAGCTTCTCGGTGGGGAGGTCTCTCCTCTCTGCGTAGACAATCGTTGTGAGTCTGTCTAACATGTCTAGGATGCTAGATACTAATTTGGCCATGTCCGTCTGGAGATTCATCGTCTCATTTAGTCCTCGCTCTGTCATTGCCTTGCGTGTTTTATTGTTACTACTTGCGTGTATATCCCTTGTCCCGGAGCGTCATATAGGTCACTGCCTTGCTCTCGATCTCCTTGGCGGTTGCTACCTTGTTGCGGGTGAGCCACTCGTCCAGCTCGGATTTCTTGAATCTGAGTGCCTGCCCCAGCTTGTAGTGGGGTATCTCCTTTGCCGATGTTAGGCGGTAAAGGGTGGAGCGTGCGCACCCCGTGTAGGTTATCGCCTCCTCGAGGTCTAGCACCTCTTTGCTGGCGATGCCTGCGTACTGCTCGATACGGTCGAGCTGTCGCTTAAGGTCTTCAATTGTCGTCGTTGCCATGTCGTTATTCTGCTTTTAGGTTACACTGTGGGATGAATTTGTTGATGAAGTAGCTCTGCCCCTTGGGGGTGACTACGGTGGTGACGGTCGTGTGTAGCACGCCATCGGAATCGGTGCGGACACCTTTCTTGAGCTCGAAGAGCCCCTGCTCGATGTATCGCTGGATGGGTATGTTGCGGCATTCGCCTTTCTTGCCGAGGTAGCCGTTCTCACGGAGCCACTTGAAGAGTCGCTTTTGTCCCGTCTCGTAGCCGTTTTGCGTTAAGATCTTGGCTAGCTCTCCTATGAGGCAGCAGGTCTTGCTGGCTAGCATAGCATCGGCAAAGGCTACCTTGGGGGCTTGTGCGTCTAGTTGCTCGCTCTTGCGCTGGCTCTCAGCTTCTAGTGCCTCCCGCTTGTTGACCTCCTCGAGGAGGGCTTGCAGTGCCTCCTTGTAGCTCCGTGGGAGCGCCTTGGCGACTGCCTCTTGCTCTAGCTCCTCCCAGCGGAGGATCAGCTTGGCTCGGGCTTCGTCGTTGAACTTCGTGGCGATGTAGAGGCACTCGGTCTTGGTGAGGGAGTAGCAGGGGTTCTTCTTGCCCGACTTGTCGGTATATTCACTGAGGGAAAATTTTCCCTGAGTGACTTTCTCCCATGCTGGCTCCATTGATCGGATAGCTTTCAGCACGTCGTTGTGCATCTTTCCCGTGACCTCGGCTATCTGTAGGGAGGTCATCGTCTCTTGGATGTGCAGTTCGTTCATCTTGTCTGTCGGGTTAGTTGTTCTTTTGCATCTGTCGGTAGTAGGCATCGATAGCCTCAAGGCGTGACAAGAGACGGGGACGTGCATTGCAGTACCCGCTCAGCTCCTCACGGAGCATCAGTTCAAACGCCTTGACGTAGTCTTGCAGACGGGGCGACAGCCCCTTGCGCTGTGGTGAAACTTTCACTCGGGCGTATCCACTACGCCCTCGCTCGTTTATAGTCGGAGCTAGACTTTTCTTCTCTGTGTAGGACATTACAGATTGATTAGTCGTTACGACCGCATAGAAAAAGGGTGCGGTCTGTCCCTTTGTCCTACACTCACGACGAGCAGTGGCGCCATTAAGCGTCCACAAGGGGGTACCGCACCCAATACGGGTGTACAAACTATGTAGGGGTACAATAATACCGCCCCTGCGTGCTGGAGCGGTCGTACCGCTCGTCATTATGTAGGACATCGCAAAGGTACACATATTTTCCATATATTCAAGTCGTTGGGGTGTGCTTACTCTCTCGTTAGTGTTACTGCTGTGGTCTCCGTGCATCGGCTGATAGCGTTGATGACGGCTGCGATGGACACTCCAAAGGTCGCCCCGATGTAGGTGTGTATGGAGTTGTTGCTCCTCTCGGGCTCCTCCCGACGCATCTTGTCGTACATCTGGAGCATCTCTGTCCAGAGCTTGTACTTCTCGAAGTCCCGCTGTGGGATGATGATGGTCTCTCGTGTTTTGTTCATTGCTTTATTGTGTTATTTGGTTTTGTCGTTGATTGTTAGTAGCGACGCACGGGGTGGGAGCTTGCATTGCCCCTAGTCGCTTGGCTATCTCCTTGTCTATGCTCGAGAGGTGGTCTCTGTAGACATCTGCTTGCCTCTCGATACGAGATGCTAGCTCATTCTTGAGATTTTTTACTTCTGCGCATGCTGCATCTCCTGCTGGCGTGTTTAAGATCATGTACTCTTTGATCTCTTTCGCCGATCGCTCGAGATTGATTATAGCCTCGAGGGTGTATGCCTTGTGGTTGATTAGCATTGATAGGCTGTACGTCTTAAGATCGGTACTGCTTAGCCCCCTTGCAATCTCGTACAGTGTTAATGTCTGTGTCATAGTCTTGTTTCTCTTGCTTGTTTTATGTTACTTTGTACCTGCTACTTATGTGGGGGAGGTTTCACTCCCTTACTTTGTTACTGCAAAGGTACGAAGTAGAATCGAAGTATGCAAGTATTGTCGAAGTAAATTCGAATTAAATTATGAGTACACAACAAGAACGAGTGGTTAAACTACTCAATAGTAGAAAGATAACTGCATATAGACTAAGTAAGGAAACAGGGATAACACAATCAACATTGTCACGATTCCTGAATTCCCCAGAAGGAAAAGTGGAAATGCATCCTGAGACGATGGAGAGAATTGCGAAGTACTTCGAAGTATCCTCCACTTGGCTTCTCACGGGCGAGGGGGAAATGCTAAGGGGAAATGAAGCAGAAGGCGTAGTCGTAGCAGGTCGGAAGTCAGAAGACGAGGTAAGCCTAGTTCCCCTACTCCCCATAGCAGCACAAGGAGGTAGCCTCAATGATTTTGTCGTATCTGTCAAAGAGAACGATTGCGAGCGGGTCGTATCTCCAATAAGAGGGGCAGACTTTGCAATGCCTGTAGCAGGCGATAGTATGGCTCCGGAATACCCTGCCGGATCTCAGATATTTATTAAGAAGATAAACGAACGTGCATTCATCGATTGGGGTAAGGTCTACGTGCTTGATACGTGCAACGGGAGCGTTATTAAGAGAGTATTCCCATCAGACGATACAGGAAAAGTGAAGTGCGTATCAATCAACCCGGAATACCCTCCATTCGAGGTCTCGTACGAAGACATCTACGGAATGTATCGTGTCTTACTCTGTATGTCAGTGAAATAACTAAGCGCAGGGAGTACTGGATAGCCCGCTCGGACAATGATAGGTACGAGGACTTCGAGGTGCCTATCTCCCACGTCGTGGGACTGTGGCGTATCCGTGCCAGCATCGTTTACTTCGCATAGTCTCTCCCGCCTTTTGCGTGGAGCCACGAAAAAGGCAAGAAAAGGGGCGCACCTCACGATGCGCCCCTCTTGCTTACGTCTGTGTTGCTATTTATTAGACAGTCCCCGTTTGTAGGTCTATCTTCTCTATCAAGTCCTTGTATGTGGCTCCCCTGTACCGTAAGAGACTATCTTTTCTCCCTCACGCTTGAGATACTCATCGTAGCTCTCTTGCCGTCGCAACCAAAAACCACGACTCAGTCCCGTGACTAGCTCTAGACGCTCAGCCCAGTCTGGCGTTACTCTCAGCCGCCCCGTAAAAAGTAAGCTTACATCTTTCGGTAGCTTGCCCAAGCGGACTGCTACCTCCTGCTGGCTCATGCCCCACTCGTCTATGAGTTCCTTCAGCGTTGCCCCTGGTGGTGATACCACGGGAATTATAAATGTGTCCTTGTTGTCTGTCATAGTTACTTGAGCTTGTGATAGTCCGTAATCTCGATATTCCCGAATAGTTACTCCTCCTTGCTCAGTATGGACGGTATGCGAGCGACCGCCTCCTGCTTGCCCTTGTCCACGATCTTAGCGTAGATCTCTGTCGTCTTGATGTCCTTATGCCCGAGGAGCTTGGAGACCGTGTAGAGGTCGGTGCCGAGCGTTAGCATCATCGTTGCAAAGGTGTGGCGGGCTGAGTGGAAGGTGATGTGCTTGCGCATGCCCGCCCGCGCCGTCCATACGTTGATAACTGCGCTTACTGTCGACATGGCGGGGAAGGAGTCAAAGACCAGCTCCTCCGCTCCTCGCTCCTCTCCCATAAGCTCTCGGGCCTCGTTGGTGATGTCGAGGTACTCCTGCCCGCCCGTCTTGCGCTGCCGGAAGGTGATGCGTGCATAGGCCCCCTCCTTGTGTACGTCTCCCCATTGTAGTTGCATAACGTCGCTCTTGCGTAGCCCCGTGAGGCAGGAGAAGAGGAACGCCCGCTTGACTATCTCGCTGTCGCAGTCCGTCGCTACTAGTCTCTGCACCTCCTCTATCGTGAGGTACTCCCGCTTGCTTTCCTCGAGCTTGATGCTCCCGACCCGCTTGAGGGGGTTGTCGGTTATGATCCCCTCTCGGTACGCCTTATTAATGCAGGCACGAAGCTTGTCAAAGTATAGCGCCTTGCTGTTCTGCGCTAGCTCTTGCGCCTCGAGGTAGTTCTTGAAGCCCTTAACCCACTCGGACGTTACCTCGGCAAATGTTATGTCCCTACGCCTCTCGTATCTCTTAATGTACTGGAGACAACTGTCCCAGCTCTCCGCAGTTTTACGCCTTTGGGCTCCCCGTTGCGCCTCGAAGTAGTCAAATAGTAGCACCTTATTCTGCTCGCTCGTGTCAAAGCCGTACCTTCCCTCGTGGTACTCGATCACTCGCTTAGCTCGGATCGCCTCCGCTAACTGGAGCGTCTCTTTGTTCTTCCGCTTGTCCTCCCTCGTCTTCTCCGGGACGAGGTAGAGGCGGAGGTACTCGTACGTGCGCTTGCCGTTGGCGTATGTGTCTAGATAGAGACTGTACAGCCCCGTGCGTGTCTTGCGCTTGCGGAGCTTGACTGGTTCGTTTGCGTTCAT